CTCTTGGATCGGGTGGCGATGGCAGAACGCCACTAACAAATTTTTCTGGGTTCATATACTTCACCCCTTTTATTTTTATAAAAATAAGGAAGAGGTTTTACGCCTTTCCCTCTAATATATGCACTATATATTGTATTAAAATTCCAATGAAAATACTATTTCATTGATTGATGAAGTTCATTTAAAATTTCTGTTTTTTCTTCAACTGTTAATTTGGGATAGTCATTAATTATATCCTCTGCTATTCGATTTTCTATTTTAATTCTAGCTCTAATAGCGTTTACAAAAATCATTTTCTTCCATTTCGGCATTATTCAGCACCTCCAAATATATCAGCCATTGCAATATTCAAAGCATCTATCTGTTCCTGTTGTAATTGTATATGTTCTTGAAGTTGCTGATTGATTACTTTCAAATTTTCATTTTCAGCTTTTAACTGTTCAATCTGGGTAATGAGTGGCGGCTGATACACCGGATATTCAAAAAGAAGTTCTTTTGTTTCAGGATTTACTTTTACGCTTCGTGCAGACTGAAATTCGGCTTGATACTGCCCGTATTCAAGTTGTATAAGTCCAATAGCATCTGGATTTCGTGCAGTTAAAACATCATACATTTGAAAGTCTTGTTTTTTAGTTGTGTTTATTGCGTTTTGCCCATGTTTTTCTGGGACTATAAGTATTACGTCCCCTGTTGCAAGTTCATAGTATATTTTTCTGCCTATCATATTTATCAAACTCCTTTCATTATCCCCACGTCTTCCATGTAGCCCGAAACAGACCGCTTATTAATTTCCAAAAGCCCACCACTTGAATGAAACATTACTGGTCACAAAGCCTCGTGTCGGTTTCGAGGAATCCAACTTTGCTCCTCTTATCTTCAACCTTTGATTGTCTTCTTCATAGGTCACTGTTATAGAATAACCCACAAAAACTCCATAAGTAGAATATTCAAAACCCTCTCGGATGATATAATTATTCCATACTCCATTCTCTTTTATGGTGGCTGCTATATATTTCGTATATGGACAATCACGATGCTGTTCGGCATGCTTAATACCATCAAGGTATACAAAGAATCCCTCTGGCGTAATTGATAAAGATGTTAATGGGATATACTGTGTAAAGCTTCCCGATATAGTAAAAGTACCAGTACCTGTTACAATCTTTTTTTCATCCGTTATAGGTTTCGATGTCCCTATTACACCAAATATATTTACGCCACTCTTAATATTTTCCGGCTTTAAATTGGCGCTTCCTTGAACATATCCACTACCACTGTGATACCCTGCCGGAATAGCTTGGTTTACTGTGCTAGGTGTAATTATTTTAGCTCCATTATTAGGCATTGTTCCTGTTATCTTATTACCTTTTACATAAGCAGTTTTACCACTTAGGATTTGAGAAGCTGTTGCTGTTGCATCTGCTGTGAATGCACCATTAATACCAAAAATCTCTTTACCGGCTCTTATATTATCAGCTACAAAATCTGGATCGGAAATTGTTACTTGAGATGATGTATCATAATATCCTTTTTGTAATTTAACTTTTATAGTTGTGTCATCTCTCGTAAATCCAGCACTAGAAACAGTTTTGCCACTTTGATCAGGCATTGTACCTACTAATCCTGTATCTTCATCATTACTAAAAGTTCTTCCTGCTAGTACGGAATCTGCTGTCGCATTTCCTTCCGCACTAGCTTCGGTAAAAAAACAGGCTTTAGATGCATCATACCAAACTGTATATGCTTTACCTGCAATAAAAGTTGGTGGAGTAGTAGTATTTGGTTTATAAACACTCCTAGCACCTTTTCCATCAGCATTTATAGTTGTATAAACGCCATTATTATTAGCAGAAGCAATAAATGTAAATGTTTGTTTATCTTTAAGATTAAAATAACCAGTAGTTACTGTTATAGCTGTACCAGTCCCCCCAGCTACAAAAAACTTATCAATATCTACAGGAGCATGTTCAGATTGGCTATGTTCATATGCAATTTTACCTCTATCACCACGATAAGCTGTATTTGATGTTTCCCCAAGTTTTAAAGCATTGGATATAACTTCATTAATAGCATTCACTAAAGTATCTTTTGATGTTGTACTTAATTCAGACATATCGCCAATTAAAGATGAAAATTGCCCGATATCAAGAAATACATCCCAATAATTAGTATCAGTAGGTGGAACATCAATGCTAGGTTGTAAAGCGTAATAAATTTTATAACCATACCCATCATCATAAGATACAGCATCATTAATTGAATAAGCCTTTGTACTATCGTAAGCACCTACAAAATGAAGTCCTAAACCTGGATCGCCTTTACTGCCTTTTTCAGCCATTTTAAACCAATAATTTGTGTTTGAAGGTGGTTGTCCAATGTTATCTTGTAAACAAAAATATACAGCACCTTCATGTTTAACTACATTCATGTGATAATAATATATTGCAGGATTGTATCCACCCATGAATTTAAACTTAGAGATTTCAGCCAATAATTGTTCCATTGCATTTGCTTGAGCAGCTTTAAAATAGTCATCAACATTGTATTTAACAAATATTTCTAACGCAACAATACAATCTTGCAGCTTATTAAAATCTTCAGGAGACATCATTTTGCTTGCAAGAGAAACCGTTAAAGAACTTAATTCTGCTTGTTCTGAAGCAGTTAATGAATATTTACTTTTTAATTCTCTATACCTATTAACTAATGCGAGATCAGCTATTGTAATATCTGTTTTCGTTGTAAAAGTATCTATTTCTAAAGGAAATGTAGACCTACTCATTATATACCACCTCAATCCTTCGGTTTTGCTATTTCCGTCCATGAAAAGTCAACACTACACACATCATCTTCTTTATCGCCACGATATAAATTAAGATGATATTTATGACTGACTGTATGTGTATCTACAATCCATACATCACCTTTTGGACTTTTAAGATGTTTAGGTTTTTTATCATTAAGAAATTTAATTAAATTTTCACGATATGTTTTACTTGTTTCTGCATTGCCATCTAAAATCCAAGCAGTTATTCTTCCGCTTTGATACCTTTGAGTACCATAAGAGATAATTGGGAATTCATCAAATCCTTCATAAATATGCCTTGGCATATTTGTAGTTATATCAGATACTTCTAAATTAGCGTATAATGGATAAGATTCTTCGCCGTCTGTTATCCACCAATGTTGATAATTACATTCAATTTGGATAGTAAAAGCTTCTCCTTCAATATCGCCACTCAAAGGAATTACTTCATATTCATAAATCACTGAAGTAACTGGTGTTCTATCTATATAATAAAAGTTCCCGTCTTGTGCTGTGGGAACTATGTCTAAATCAATAAAATTCAAATTTGTAATCTTTCTTCTACGAATTTTCCAATGAGTTATTTCTAAACCGCCTAAACTAACATTGCCACCTTCAAGATCATTCTCAAATTTCGCAAGTAGATATGTATGAATACTCCATTCTGGTCTGGTATTATCTTTTATATCTGCAAAAGTTGTACCTGTTATCACAATTTCATCATAATATACGTTTTGCATTGTTAAATCAAAGTTTTGCCCTTGTGCTAATGGCAATTCGCTTCGGAAATCACATATACCAAAAGAATCATAACCAATAATTAGAGGCATTTTACTCACCGCCTTATAAGTCTTATGAATTTTCAGGTTCTACATATAAATCGCATACACTACCATCATACAAAACACCAACATAATATTTATCTTGGATATAAGGATTAAACTTATTAGAAAAAATAGAATATTGTGTATTAAAAATATTTTTCTTTAACCAGAACCTACCTTCAAAATCATTTTCAAAAATAAATTCAACCCATATATCACCTACATTACTATGTAGGCGAAATAATTCTGTAGTTCCATCTCTAGTTTGATGTACTACATCCCCTATACAAGTAGGGACAATATGAGTCGTTACTTCATTTCTTAAATTAACTAACTGTACCCAAGTTTTTAAAGCAAAAGAATAAAAATTTTTCATACCTTCTTTGAAAATGATAGCTCCTTCAGTTAAATCTATAATGTCTCCATCAATATAATTAATTCTTCCTTCAATTACTCGTCCAATTATCTGTGTAGTATTCCATGATAATCTAATAGCCGCATGTGCTGGAACATTTTCTGCCATTAAAGAAATATAGTTCGCTGGAACTTCGTAGCGAACAGTAAAATGAATCATTCCTGTACTATTTATCAAATCATTCTGAGAACGCACTTGCAATTCAATATAATAATCATCTTCTGTGTTAAAACCAAAAAACTCATATTCAATTACATCCGAAAATATTTCAGGGGTAATCATTAATATTTCTTTATGTGAATTGTATAATATCATTAAAAAACTCTTAATAGGTACTCCTTCATTTTGATAGTATTCTCCTCGAAATAAATAACTATTATTTAAAACTTCACCGTCATCTACGATATTTATAAAACTACAAGTAGGGGTAGAATAGCAATAAAATATAGCCCAATCACTAGTAGCCGATTGATTATTTTGATTCCAAACTGTTATAGTAAATTTATAAGTATTACCATTAGATAATGTGTTAGCCGGAATTACATGAAATGAGTTATATGAATTAACTTTACCTGTATTATAAACAACTTCTGATGTTTCATTATCATATATAATTATTTGATGGCTTATTTGTCTATCCCCTAAGTTTTTCCAACTTATTGTAATCTGTTTTGACGAATCTAAAGTATCATTATTAGGAGAAATTGAAGTAGGACGCAAAATCAAGTTACACCACCGCCTTTCTTAATGTGATGAAATTTATTTTAATTTAAACATCTTTGACAAGTCATCTTAATAGAATTCATATTTATTTATATTAATATTAAGTAAATAGTCGCATTCGTATCCTATTGTGCAATCGCCGCCTTAATCTCATCAACGTCCTACCTCGGCTGCCATCCTTGCGGTTATGACTCGCACGAATATGTTTTTCTTCCAACTTGGCATCATTCTGCGGTACTTCCCAATATAGCGGCAATAGTGGCTTCAAGGTCTGCTATGCGCTGTTCAAGTTCAGTTTCAGGTTTTAACCCGGGATATTCTACAGGTTGACCGTTTTCAAATTTCCACCATCCGCCATTTATTCCTGCGGGTAGTGGATAATCGGTTTCGTATTCGATATATCCTTCTACAGGAAATGTAATGGTGTCGACAATAATGTTGTCTTGGTTCAGTCTGAAATAATACTTCATAATACCATCCTCCTTTACCTGAAAATAACTACAATCTTTTTGTATTCCCCTGCAATTCCCGATTCTTTTGCATATCCTGCTCTTGCAGCTATAGAAACATCAGACATTAAGTTTGTTTTAAAGCAAGCGGTTGCTAAATAGATCGTGATGTATGGATTGGTGAAATGTGCCACTGCTAAATATGTGCCTGTTGGGTCAAAAGTACAGCCCCAAGCATAGCTAGCGGGCAAAGTGGCAGGATTGGCTAGCTTTGTAAATGTATCACCGTCACGCTTATAGATCGTGATGTAAGGACTGCCGTAATGTACCACAGCAAGATACGTTCCTGTCGGGTCAAAGGTACAGCCATAACCATAGCTAGCAGGCGGGGTGGATGGATTGGCTAGCTTGGTGAATGTATCACCGTCACGCTTATAGATCGTGATGTGTGGATTGGTGAAATGTGCCACTGCTAAATATGTGCCTGTTGGGTCAAAAGTACAGCCATTACCACTACCAGTGGGCAGGGTGGCGGGATTGGCTAGCTTGGTGAATGTATCTCCGTCACGCTTATAGATCGTGATGTATGGACTGCTATTATGCGTCACAGCAAGATACGTCCCCGTTGGGTCAAAAGCACAGCCATTACCAGTGCTAGCGGGCAAAGTGGATGGATCGGCTAGCTTGGTAAATGTATCTCCGTCGCGCTTATAGATTGTGATATATGGACTGGTGAAATGTGCCACAGCCAGATACGTACCTGTTGGGTCAAAAGCACAGCCCTGACCATTACCAGTCGGCAAAGTGGATGGATCGGCTAGCTTGGTAAATGTATCTCCGTCACGCTTATAGATCGTTATATATGGACTGTCATAATGCGCCACAGCAAGATACGTTCCCGTTGGATCAAAGGCACAACCCCGACCATTGCCAGCGGGCAAAGTGGCAGGATTGGCTAGCTTTGTTGGATCAAATTTCACATACACAGGGTCATATTTGTTTATCGCCTCGCCAAATCTGACTGTTTCTTCTGTTTGCCCTGTAATTTTCAAAGTGCCTCCACGTAAAGTGCCTCCACGCCTTGTTAATATCGCTTCTCCCATACTTATCTCACCACCCTTATCTGTATTGGCAACGAAACCGTTGGTTTTTCAGTTGCATAAAATGTTATCGAACCGTCGGCTGTTACCGCTCTATAAATATACCCCCATGCCTCCGCTATTGCTGTATCTGTGGAATATGTGCCACTCATCACAACATCTATAATTGGTGTGTCCGTAGACAAAATACCACTAACGGATACAGTTTTTGTGTATGGAGCAGACGTGCCTGACCACGTAGTGTCGAGGGTAGCCGTTAGAACAGCATGATTTACATGACCTGATACTGATATTGTTGCGGATGTGTTTGCATGGACATTAAGGTTTGTTTGTACAGCATCCACTGTATCCTTCCTTGCTATATCATCAGCCGCCGAAGGTGCGGCTACTTTTGCCCTCCCGTTTGCATCCCGCATCATAATGCGATTAGCGGTAGCTGCAGAGGTTGCACTGTGCGCAGAAGTTAATGCAGCGTGGGCATCCACCTTTGATTGGGCGCCGGCAGGAGTTTCTGCGCCAACGTCCTCAGCCGTCAATACTACATCGCCTGTTTCCTCATTTACATATGTTACAGACGCATCCTTTACAGATGTTACAGACGCATCCTTGATAAAAAAACAATCCCAACCACTGTTATATATTGCTTCGTAATATTGATACTGTTTGAGTCTGCCAGGAGGTAATTCTGCATATGTGACAGGGTGTATTAAAGGTCTAGCACCCTTGCCATCTACATTAAGCGTTACTGCCCCTGTGTTAGTGTTTGATGTGCCGAAGCGAATTATAGCACCTTCAACATACTGGAAGTCGCCTCCTGTTGTTATGACTAAATCATTTACACCTTGCGCCCAATGATACAGATTTTCTGCCTTATGTTCATTAAATTCTGCCTGCGAAGGGCTACAATAATCTAAATCATTCCATGCCGTTATACCATCTCCACATTTTACTTTTCCACTATCTAAATTTAATCCATATTCACCTTGTGCCAAAATAGGATTTACCGAACTCCAATTATCACTTGTGTCTCTACGTACTTGAATTTTACTAGCCATTTGCGTTCCCCCCGTCCAAAATGTCCTCATCCATGTAAACAGTAGATGCCGATCCACCGTCAATATTATGTTTATATTCATATTCAAAACTAGGTACATCAACTTCAAAACTAGCTACATCAACAAATGCATTAGTCATTTTGTTATTAGGCAGTTCAATCCATACAATCTCATTAATTTTTGGAGATAAGCCGGGTCTAACTTTAATATTATTATAAATTTTACCATTCATAAAAATATCAACCGTACCATTCTCATTTATAAAATTAACTACAGCCCGTTTTTTTGTATTAAACTTAATTTTATTTAGTTCAGCTTGAACTAATTCCTTTATTGATTCAATTAATACTTTCGCCTGTTGTATGCCATCCATATATATCAACTCCATTTTCTGGATTTCCATAATCCTAACGTCATAGTAGAACCATGACTGATACTATAAGTGATTTGCTGTATTAGATAATTACCGCTACAACCATTAGATTCATCATTAAGCGTAATTACATCTTCTAATGAGTGTGAATAATTAGGTATAAGCGTTTCTGTAACTTTCTCTTGGACTTTAATTCTATCAAACAATTCCTTACGACTTCTCTGTATACACAATGAATTATCGTATAGTTCATCTAATTCAAGAATTTCAACTCTTTCGCCAATTTGATCTATTGAATAAGGCGATCCTGTTTCGTCTTTTGCTTCACCTTTATATTGAATTCCAGTATCTTCGTCATAAGCTCCATAAACAATTATGTAGTTGCGTACTTCATCCCACTGTAATTCTCTGTTGCTTTGTAAATATAATCCAGATTGATTATAAGTCCACGATGGAGCAGTTTGTTCTATATCTTCTGGTTGAATTGCTTTTCTGAAGCGTAAATATCCATTGTTATCATAAAAAATTTCGTATGAATACATATCGGCAAGTTCTAATAAAATATCACCAATACTATTGCCAGGTTCTTTTTCAATAGTATATGGCATAGTATAATCACAAGGATCAATAATATACTTAGTTTCTCCAGCAAGAACAATCAAATCTTTCACAACTTTATCTATACGTGTATCAACTGGAATTACAGTTTTATTTTTTAACTTACCAGATATTTCACCATTTAATAAAAGCCATTTGTCATTCAGTTGAATTGTTACTTCTTTTTGTGTTGAAGATGATAAAATAGAAGGGTTACCAAGTACATATGTACCTTGATTGAACCATAAATAATCATTCCCATTATTGTACTTATAGCCAGCCTTAATTTTCACTTTGTGATTAATCCAAAGCTTTGAATTAGGAGATGGTATATATTGACCATCTAAATTTTTAAATGTTAAAGTACCACTTCTACGATTTGTGTTCGTAGCATCAAAATTCAAACTACCACTAACCACATCCAATATAGCTTCATCAATTACTTTTTCATCAGGTGTCAGCCATTCTATTGAAAACACGGGTTCACGAACTTTACTATTTATAATATCAATTTGCCATTGGTCAAGCATTAAATAACTACTCACCCCTTTCTTAAAAAGAGTAGGGAAGAAGGGAGTAGCATATACTACTCCCTATCTATTTTTATACTGTTTAACTAATGTAGGAAGAACTTTAATAAATGTCTGAGCGTCTGGAGTTGTTACATTAAGATTATCAAAATGATAATGATTCTCTATAATACCACCCCCAGCAACAGCAGGCATAAGGCTAGGCATCTTAAATGATTGAATCCTATCAAACATCTTGCTAAGATTAATTAAATGATCAGATAACTTAACCCATGCTTTAGTTTGGGTAGGGGAAAGAACAAATTCATCCTTACCACTAAGATTAATACCAAGTGCGCCACTAGGAAATCTACCACCGCTATCGTAAACATTGGCAGATGAAGAATTTATTGTTGGAGTTACCACATTCACGCTTAATGTCGCTTGTTGCGCTTTAATATTTAATTCTTCAATTTCTTTCATTATCCGCCTTGCTCTACTAAGACGATCTTGAAGAACTTTTAAAATTTCGTCCCATTTTTCTTCATATGTTCCTTTGATTTCGTCAAGTCCTTCAGCAACAAGAACATCCATATCTAAATAATGTTTCTCAAGTTCTAATTTTTCGTATTGTAATTGTTCATCCAGAAGCCGTTTTTGCTGTTCGTACGACTTACGCTTCTCTTCCTGCATCTGCCTCTCATGTTCAATATTTTCCCGTAACTCCCTAATGCGTCTTTCTCTCTTCAATTGAGATTCCCAATTATAATATTCTTCTTCAAGATTTGCTAATTTTTCAGTGGCATCCTTAAGTTTTTTCTGATCAGCTTCCCATACCCATCCTTCGCCTTCACGATAAACTCTTACTGTACGTTCTTTTTGTAGATTAGCTACGATTGTACGCTGTTTTTCAATATCAGCTAAATATTTTTCTCTCTTAATACGTTCTTCAATAAGATCGTTCTGTTCTCTTAACCTTTTAATCTCTTCTTCATAACCCTGAATTCTGATATTAGAAGCTTCTTCCCATGCATCTTTAGTTAAACCATTATAAATCTGCTTTTCATAATAAGCAAGTTGTTTATCAAACCTGCTTTGCAGAGATTCTTCGCCAATTTCACGTTCAATTTCATAATAATCTCTAAGAAGTTGCTCTGCTTGATCCTTGAATTTTACAATATCAATTTCAATTTTTATTTTCTTATCTTCAAGAAGTTTACGTAGAGATTCGGTAAGGGATGGGTCTTTTAGTTGTTCTTCAAGGCGGGATACTTCCTGCTGTGCCAGTACAAATTTTTGTCCGAGAATTTCAGCTTGCCTTGCTAGTTCTTCAGGAGTATTAATATTACCAAGTTTAGCAAGTTCGTTATCTAAGGACGTAATAGCTTTATCGTATTCAGTTTCTTTAAATAGCTCCGCACGAACACGATTTATCTCTTTTCTTAAATCAAGAGCTTCTTCGGCTTTCTTAGCAATTTTTTCATTTGTGGAAGTTAATAAGGCTTCTAATTGAGCAACGCTTTTATTCTCGTAATCTTTATATGCGCTCTGTTCTATCTTGATAAGTTCATTGTAATATTCTTGGAGACTGATTTTTTCAACATCTAGTAGTTCTTTAAGTGCTTCTAAACGAGATTTTGGAGTATATGATTTAGAACTAGATTTAGATGGTTTGGTGAAATCATCAATAGTTAAACCTTTGATATAGTTAATTACTTCCTCAATAGACAAAATTTCATCTTTAACTTCACGTAATGCTTTTGTGCCACCAGCCCGACCACCACTATAATAATACTCATACCATTGAGCAGTAGTCATTTCAAGAGCAAGTATACTAGCCTTAGCTTCTAGAAGTTTTTTTTCTTGCTCTAAAGCGTGAATATATCGTTTCTTTTCAATTTCAAAAAGTGTTTGAGTTAACTCAATAGCATTATTTTTGTTATCATTTATTTTTACTAGTTCGCTAGCAAATTGAGGATATAATGTTACTAATTCTAATACTTGCTTTGCAGCTAACTTTTCATTATTAGCAAGAGACTGGTATACAGAAGAAAGAGTATCAATATTTGATGAATGTTGATTAATAGTTTTAGAAATTTCATCAAGTTGATCATTAAGTTTTTTTAATTCATCAGCAGTATTTCTACCATCACCACTATCAGGTGAAATAATAGGTTTATCACTAATGTCCCCAACAATTTCTGCAGTCTCTTCGAGGATTTTATTGATAATTGATAATATATTCTTTTGCTTTTCAGTGGGTTTTTCAATTTGTAATAATATATTTTTAATATCTAATAATTCTAATCTACCTTCTCTAGCTTCTGATAACCAACCTTTAATTGTTTCTAATGATTCCTCAATACTCTCATATGCCTCTTTATCTCCGGCAGCTAAAGCTTCTCGTTTCTTTTCTTGAAGCTCTTCATATGCTGCTATTAATAGTGCTACATTATTTCTTTCATTTTGTACAGCAACCCAAAAATTATCTGCATAAGATTCAAGAGTTCTTAATCTGCCATCAGAAATATCATATTTACCATATTTTTTCTCAAAATAAGCAACAGTTTCATCAGCTACTCTCTGCTTATTTTCTTCATTTATTTCTTCTAATAACTGTCTGCGTAACTCCAATTCGCTATTAGTAAGTTTTAATTTTTCTAGTTCATCGTTTTCTACCGCTGATATAATACCAGCATCTTTCAATTTACTTAATTCTTCTATTCGTTCTTGAGTCGTTTGTAATTCTCTATTAACCTCTTCTAATTCAGCTTTTGTTTTTTCATATTCTGTTTGAACTTCTGCTATTTTTTCTTTTTGTTCTTCTGCTGATACATTTAGTTGATCAAAAATACCTACTGCAAGTTGAATAGCACTTAAAATTCCTGTAATCCAAAAAATAGGTGAAGCTTTTAATGCTATATTTGCTGTTTCTATTTTAATAATTAATGCTGTAAATGCTTTACTCAGTCCGTATACAGCAGTAGTCATAATTGCTGCTTTTAAAATAAATGAAGAGATAGGATTATTAATCAATATATCTAATGTACTAATAGCATTCCGTAAAAAATCAATAAAACCTTTTATCGCATCAGTATTAACAAAATTATTCCAAAATCCTGTCATCGTTGCCCCAAGCTGTTTAACCTTAGCTTCCCAACTCTGCATATATATTTCATTTTCCTTAATAGCTGACCCACTAGATTTCAAAGCTTCTTGCAACTGTTTCTCAACCATATCAAACTGCCCTAATACAGCAGCTAGTACGTTAGATTGACGCTTTCCTGCTAAAGCCTCAAGAATTTCAGCTTGTTTTACGGTTCTACCTTGTTCGCCAAGTTCCTTATACACCTTAGCTAAATCCCGTAAAATTTCCATTGGCTCTCTAAAAGCACCAGTAGTTTTTCTAATTTCAATACCAACTGATCTTAATACGGCTTCAGCCTTAGAAATACTTTCGGTGGTGGTTTCTGCTTCATCATCAACTACCTGACGAATATTCATCAACGCAGTACGCAAAGCTCTTGCCGTTTCAGACCCAGAACGCTGTGTAGCACTTGTAGCCGTACCAACTAAAGCTATGAATTCTTCAATAGAAAAGCCAGCTTGTTTAAACACATTCGCAGCGACAGATACGCCTTCTGCCATCTTTTGAACGCTTGTAGGGTTTCGGTTGGACACTTCGTTGAGCATGTCAACAACACGGATCAATTTTTCTTGACTACCACCTAATTCATAAGCGGCATTTACAGCAAGAAGCATTTCATTAGCAGTTTGAGCAGAAACATCGCCAACATTTTGTAGCAATATAGAAATTTTACCTAATTGCTCTGCTTCCTTACCAAAACCAGCACGAGCAAACTCGGTTACGGCGCTTAAATATTCCATTGCACTTCTACCATATTGCTTACCTACTCCAATAGCACTTGAAGCCAGTGCCTTCATTTCTTGAGCTGTATAATCTGTAACTTTTGCAATAGAAACAAGCTGTGTATCAATTTCCTTTAAAACATCTAAACCTTCCTTGAAAGCATTAATAATTTTTACAAAAGTTCCGCCCACTAAGTAGAATCGCATGAACTTAACAAGATTTTCAAAAGTTCTTTCAAGCACATTACTAGACTGTGCCGCAGCTTGTCTCATTGATGATAATGCAACACTAAATTGCTTGATTTTATCTTCTGCATTAGGGGTTTCTATACTTAAACCACGAATTTCTTCTCTAAGTCTTGATAAAACTTCCTGATCATATCTTCCTTTATATTTTTCTTCAAATATATCTAGCTCGCCTTTTATTTTACCATCGCCAAGCATTCTTAATTTATATAATTCAATTTGTTTTTCTAGTTCTTGTGTCTTTTCTTTTTCTTTCTGCCTTGATTGTTCAATTGCTTGGCGAACACGTTGCTCATACTGTAATGTTTTTTCATAAGCAGCTTGCGCCTTTAATTCTTCTTTATCTTTTATTTGAGCTATCTTAGTTCTATATTCAAGTATTTTTTGAAGTTCATATTGATTCAATTTCAGATTTTCTCTTTCGTCATCATATCCACCTTTAGCTTTTTGAGCTAATAATGTTTGTCGCTTATCTTTTAATAGTTTTAACTGTTTTTCTAACTCAATTGTTTCATTCTTACCAGCGGTTAATAATTTATTTTCTGTTTTATATATTTCATCTATGTTTTTCTTTAATTCCGAATAAATTCTTTGCTTATTATCGTCTGTTATTATTTTTTGAGACTTTACTACTTTTTGAATAGTTTTACCTAGCTCATCTACTGATTGTTCAATGGTATCTATAACTGTGACACTTTGATTAAGCTCATTCTTAAATTCCGTAATTTCTTCAACTAATTTTTCTGAAGAACCTTCAAGAGCTACAAATTTTTGTGTTATTTTATCTGTATGTCCGAAACCTTCTGATAAGTTAATTTGCTTATTTAAAGATGTTGATAATTTTTGAAGTGTATTTGAAAAGTTTTTGAATTCAACGTCATCAACATCTAATTTAACTCTTAAAGGGCTTTTATCAAATAAAGCTTGTAAATTTTTAATTTGTGATTCTATATTTTTAGTTGAATCAGGATCAAGCAAGGCTTGGATTAGTATGCCAAGCTTGTCATTCATCTATCTCACCCCTTCTTGGTTGCACAATAAAAGAAGGAGAGAGAATCCCCTTCTTTACCAAATTTTTCTTATACTTAACCTACACGTTTCTATACGAAATATCTTTATCGCCTGTATTTTCCACACTACCACGCACATACATATAATTTCCTTCAAGTTCAAATTTCCATCCCTTAACAATAATTAATTCTTTCTTTTTTGGTTGATACGTTTCAGATAAAGTTGAATATTCAATATTAGAATAGGGGAGGAACTCTCCTATTTTTTTTAAATAAAATAAGAATTTGATTTAATCTATAAATGCTTCATCAGCATCGTCTGTATCTTCACGTATGACATATATCTTAGTGGTTTCAGATGATTCGTGTCCTAATAATTTTCTTGCTACTTCTAAATCCTTACCTGAATGTACTACAAGATTAGTTGCACGAGATTCTCTGAATAAATGAGGATGGACTCTACGCCCAACAATTTCTGTAAATAATCCACTACACCATTGATTGAATGTAGTAGGGGAGACTTGATTAATCTTACCTTTATATTTCGCAACAAACATATAAGGACAATCATCTTCACCACGAACTTCTAGCCATTTTTTTAATGCTTCCATTGCTTCTTCATTAAATTCTAATTTCCTAATTTTACCAATTTTCCCCTTACCTTTACATCTAATCTCGTGAGTTTTATATTTTCTAACTTCAACTTCAACTTCTTTACCATCAGAATCTTTCATCTTAACTGTTTTAATAATAGGTTCATAATTCACGACCTCTTTGAGTAATAACCTTACTTCTTCACGTCTACAACCTGTCACATAGGAAAATTTAAGATATGCCAACTTTTGCCATTCTTCACGTTTTTCCAATTCGTCACACAACATTCTATATTCGTCAGGAATAAGTGGTTCTTTTTTATGTACTGCACCTGTTACAGGTACTTTAATAGATTTATTTATATAATTTCTAAAAGTAGGATATTCATCTTCGTAATATATCATGATATAGTTATTTAAGTTACTCACCGCAGATCTTTTAAGTTTAATTGTGGATTCCGACACACCATTATTAGC